AAATTCAAGTGGGTGGACAGTGGCAGAAATTCTACGATCCAGGAAAAAATGACAACGAACGTTCACCTTTGAATGAGGTTTACGAAGAATTGATGTCTACAGGTAAAGAGTCTGACAAATTATTGGCGGCTCAGTATCGTTCAAGAAAATTCTATATTGTAAAAGTAATTGACAGAGACCACGAGGAAGACGGTCCAAAGTTTTGGAGATTCAAACACAACTTCAAGAATGATGGTATCCTTGACAAAATCATTCCTATTTGGAGAAACAAAGGGGACATTACTGACCCTGAAAAAGGACGTGACTTAGTCATTGAACTTGCTAAAGCAAAAACTCCAAAGGGTAAAGAATACACAACAGTATCGACTATCATGTATGACGATCCTGCTCCTGTACATGAAGACAAACAACAGGCAAAAGCTTGGATTGAAGATGAATTGACATGGATGGACGTTTACTCCAAAAAACCTGTTGATTACCTTGAAGCAATTGCAAGAGGAGAAACTCCTAAGTGGGATTCAGAAAAAGGTGGCTATGTTTACGGAGACAGTTCAGTTGAAACCGAATCATTCGGTGGAGGTTCCAAAAAATCCTCATATGTTGATCCACAGATGGACGACGAACCATCATCAGATTTACCATTCTAATTAAATAAAAACCCCGGACACATTAATTTGTGTTCGGGATTATTAAAGTTTAATCTCATGACATTCAAACAAAAAATTGACATTCAATCAATGAGTGATGAAATGTTGTCTGACGAAATTATGAGTCACCAACGAAACAAAACCTATTCTTCAGGAAGAATCAAAAATAATGGTGAGATTGTATTATTTGGTATAATGGAAGATTTAGATGAAGAAGGGAAACCATATGATAGAATTATAATATTTCATGAGGAAGAAATTGGAGTCTTATATGAAGAATATTCGGACCCTAACAAAACAATTAAAGGAATTAAATTATCCAACATTAGAAAAATAGATAATGGCAATTAAGAAGAACGACTTCGAAAGTTTGAAGAAAAAATTCTCAACTTCGGCAAAATATAAACCCCAAAGATTTTTTGATTTGGGCGCTGACTTTTTGGACGCCGTAGGACTTCCGGGTCCAGCCATTGGACATCTTAACATGTTCTTGGGTCATTCTGATACAGGTAAGACTACTGCTCTGGTAAAGACTGCGGTTGATGCTCAAAAGAAAGGTATTCTCCCTGTGTTTATCATTACAGAACAGAAGTGGAGCTTCGAACATGCTAAGTTGATGGGATTTCAATGTGAGGAAATTGTTGATGAGGAAACTGGTGAATTAGATTGGGATGGATTTTACATCTTCAATAACAACTTCGATTACATCGAACAGATAACCGACTACATTAATAGTTTGTTGGATGCTCAAGAGAAAGGCGAATTGGATTACAGTTTATTATTCCTTTGGGATTCTGTTGGATCCGTTCCATGTAAGATGACCTTTGAAGGTAAAGGTGGTAAACAACACAACGCATCTACTTTGGCGGACAAAATAGGTATGGGTATTAACCAACGTATTTCAGGGTCACGTAAAGCAGATTCAAAATATGAAAACACTTTGGTTATTGTTAATCAACCGTGGGTTGAATTACCTGACAATCCTTTCGGTCAACCAAAAATTAAGGCAAAAGGTGGTGAAGCAATTTGGTTGAACTCATCTTTGGTATTTTTGTTTGGTAATCAAAAGGGAGCAGGAACAACTAAGATTACTGCGACCAAAGACAAAAGAACTATCAAGTTTGCGTCAAGAACAAAAGTTTCAGTAATGAAAAACCACATCAATGGATTGGGTTATGACGATGGAAAGATTATTGTTACACCACACGGATTCATTGGAGGTAAAGAAGCTGCTGAAGAAAAAATTTCATTGGAAAAATACAAAAAAGAGTACGCTGACTATTGGAAAGATATTATTGGAACCGATGGTGACTATATTCTCAAAGAAGAAAAAGAAGACTAGTTTATTATTTCACACTTAAATCACGAATTGTGATTAAAACATTATTAGTGGACGGAGACAATCTGTTCAAAATAGGATTTCATGGAGTAAAGGAGTTGTATAATGGTGGAGACCACTTAGGTGGAATCTACCATTTTATAAACATCTTGAGAAAATTTTTAGAAGAACACAATCATGATAAGGTTGTGGTTTTTTGGGATGGAAACTCTAACTCATCTATTCGTAAATCTATCTATCCCCAATACAAAGCAAATCGTCGTCAGGATATGAACGAGTTTAAGTACGAGTCATATCTTCAACAGAGGTCGCGTGTTAAACAATACCTTGAGGAAATTTTTGTTCGTCAGGTTGAAATGGATAACAACGAGGCTGATGACCTTATTGCGTATTATACCAAACTATCTATCAATGAAGAAATTATAATTTTTTCTGCCGACAAAGACTTAACTCAACTCATATCAGAACGGGTAACCATCTATTCTCCGACCTCCAAACAATATTATAGGTATGGAGACATGATTACTATTAATAAGGTCAACATACCCCACCAAAACGTCTTGTTAACTAAGATTCTAACGGGGGATAAGTCCGACAATATAGATGGTATAGAAATGTTGGGAGAGAAAACTTTGGTTAAATTATTCCCTCAGATGTTGGAAAAATTATGTACTATCGAGGAAATATTAGATAACGCACGAAATATAGACCAAAAGAAAAAACCAAAGGCGTTAGAAAACATTTTGATTGGTAAAACTAAAAGTGGTACATTTGGAGAACAGTTCTTCGAAACAAACAAAAAAATCGTGGATCTTCACAATCCTCTGATAACTGAGGATGGGAAAGAACTTGTGGAACAAATACACACAGATACAATAGACCCCACAGACCGTGGATACAAAAACTTGATGAGAATGATGATGGAGGACGGACTCTTCAAGTACCTACCTAAGAACGATGAGGCTTGGGTAAATTTCCTCCGACCATTTATGAAACTTACACGAAAAGAAAAACGAAACACAAACAAAAATTAAAAAACTTTATGAAAGAGCAAGACAGCACTAAAATGGAATTTCTTCTAACCCTTAACGACAACATTGTTGTTCAAAGGTATTTCAATGTTAGAGGCTACAATCCAAATGCGAAAAACTCAATTGAATTCTATGACCTCATTAATGAGATTAAAGATGACTTACAGTATCATTTAAAAATGAAGACTGTTATTTACATGACGGATAATGGTGATTCTATTATGCATGACCCGTCAGTTATGGATACCTCTTATACTGATGGACCAGAAATCTTCAACATTTTCGTAAAAAACGGAGACACGACAATTTGTCATAGAATTTTTGATGGAAAATATTTTCCACCCAAAGTTCGTTATACCGTTGACGTACGACCATTTTTGAAAGACATTCTCAGAGAATTAACTGACATTTTTTCAGAACAGAGATTAAGTTATCAATATTTGGATTTTGATTTGAGTAAGTGAGTATTTAATAATACACAGGGGAGCATTACAAATATATGAACAAAAATTTCGATTACTTAGGAAACACTTTCCAGATTCAGTTATTGAATCAGATAGTGGTAGATAAAGATTTTTCATCATCTATTCTTGATGTCATCGAGTCAACATACTTTGATAACAAGTATTTCAAAATCCTTTTACAGATGATTAAGGAATACTATGTGAAGTATGAATCAACCCCTAACTTCGAAACTCTCGAACAAATTATCAAGTCTGAAGTTTCTCAAGAATTAGTTGCAAAAATTGTTTTGGATACACTTAAACAAGTCAAAGAGGCACCGTTTGAGGGTACACAATTTGTTCAAGAAAAAGCTTTGAAGTTCTGTAAACAACAAGAACTTCAGAAGGCTATGGATAAGGCCCAAAAAATCATCACTCAAGGAGATTTTGAATCTTACGATAAAGTGGAGGGGTTAGTTAGAGAGGCGTTACAGGTTGGTGAAATAGAGAAAGGTCAAACAGACATTTTTTCGGACTTAGAGACAGTATTAGATGAGGATTATCGACACCCAATACCTATGGGAATACCAGGTATTGACAAACTACTTAAGGGTGGTTTGGCTAAAGGTGAGATTGGTGTAATCCTTGCTCCAACAGGTGTTGGTAAAACAACAATCTTAACGAAGATTGCAAACACAGCGTTTAACTTGGGATACAATGTCCTTCAAGTATTTTTCGAAGACAATCCAAAGATTGTTCAGAGAAAACACTTTACGATTTGGACGGGTATACCACCTGATGAGTTATCGAAACACCGAGAAGATGTGATGAGTAAGGTTACCGAGATACAAGAAACTATGAAGAACAAACTTGTGTTGAAGAAATTGGCATCGGATACAATGACAATGAATCAAATCAAAAACCAAGTCAGAAAAATTATCGCTGATGGAAATAAAATTGATATGATTCTGATGGATTACATCGATTGTGTATTACCTGAGTCAACATCAAGAGATGAGTGGAAAGCGGAAGGTTCGGTGATGAGAGGATTTGAAGCAATGTGTCACGAACTTAATTTGGTTGGTTGGACCGCTACACAGGGTAACAGAAGTTCTATTTCTGCTGAGGTTGTAACAACAGACCAAATGGGTGGGTCAATTAAGAAGGCTCAAGTTGGACACGTTATTATTACGGTGGCAAAAACACTTCAACAAAAAGAATTACATTTGGCGACTATAGCGATAACAAAATCTCGTTTAGGTAAAGACGGAGTTGTGTTTGAGAATTGTAAATTCAACAACGAACTATTGGAAATCGATACGGAAAGTTCGGTTACATTCTTAGGGTTTGAAGAACAACAAGAGGAGAAGAAACGAGACAGAGTTAAGGAATTGATGGAGAAGAGAAAACAAAAAGATGAACAACAAAAACAAACAATATAACAAAAACAAATAATTAATTATGGAAAAAATTTTAGTAGAGAATCCCGACAGATTTGTTATTTTTCCAATTCAACATGATGACATTTGGGAATTTTATAAATCTCATCAAGCAGCATTTTGGACTGCGGAAGAAGTTGATTTGACTAATGACATTAGAGATTGGAATAACCTTACCGATAATGAACAATATTTTATAAAGAATATTTTATCATTCTTCGCAGCTTCGGATGGTATTGTAAATGAAAACCTTGCAGAGAATTTTTTGAAGGAAGTACAGTATCCTGAGGCAAAGTTTTTCTACGGGTTTCAACTGATGATGGAGAATATCCACAGTTTGATGTATTCATTATTGATTGACACTTACATCTCAAACGAGGAGGAAAAACAATTGTGTTTCACGGCACTAGATAATCTACCTGCAGTACAGAAAAAAGCGAAATGGGCTTTAGATTGGATTGAGAATTCAACTTTTGCTGAGAGACTTATTGCATTTGCAGCAGTTGAAGGTATCTTTTTCTCAGGGTCATTCTGTTCAATCTTTTGGTTGAAATCAAGAGGTATTATGCAAGGACTAAGTAATGCAAACAGTCTAATCTTTAAAGATGAAAACCTACACTGTGATTTTGCAATTCACTTGGTAAATAACCACTTGGAAAACAAACCAAGCGAAAAAAGAATTAAAGAAATTCTATTGTCTGCACTCGAGATTGAGAAAGAATTTATTACAGAATCTCTACCAGTTTCATTAATTGGTATGAACTCTAACTTGATGAAACAATATCTTGAGTTTGTAACCGACGGTCTGTTGGTTAAGTTTGGATGTAAAAAAGAATTCAACGTTGAACAACCATTCAAATTTATGGAACAAATTGCTGTTGAGACCAAAGGTAACTTTTTTGAGTCAAGAACAATGGAATATCAAAAAGCTAAATTGAATGAAACAATATCATTTGATTCTGACTTTTAATTTAATATCTTAATACTTATGATGTCATTAAAAATCAAAAAAAGAGGGGGGGAAGGAGAGTCTTTCAACCCTCAAAAAATTTATAATAGGATTAAACGTGCTGCAAAAGGGTTGAATGTTAACTCTGATGAAATCTTTATAAAAGTTATTACGTCAGTACCTACTGAGGGAAACATAACAACTAAAGAGTTGGATAAACTTGTGTACGAGATTGCTGCATCGTATACTGGTAGTCACTACGATTATTCAAGATTAGCATCTTCCGTTGCAATTTCTTCATACCACAAAGAAACTGACCCGAGTTTTTCAAATACAATGCATACGTTACATGTTGACGGTGTTGTTCATGATGACCTAATGTCGATTATTGAAAAATATGGACCAAGTAAAATTGATGAGGTAATTAATCACGATAATGATTATAATTTCGATTACTTTGCTTGGAGGTCTTTACAGGAAATGTATTTGTTAAAAACACCTGAAGGTAAAGTAATTGAAAGACCTCAACATATGTATATGAGAGTTGCATTGTGGGTAACAAATACTTTTGAAGAGGCGATGGATTATTATGAATCTTTGTCAAGTCAACGAATTTCCAAGGCAACTCCAATCATGATTAACTCTGGTACTAAAGTTCCTCAGTTAGCTTCTTGTGTGTTACATTATAACAACTCAGACTCAAGAGATGGATTACTTAAATCATTGAATGATATTTCAACTTATTCTTCGGATGCTGCGGGTATCGGACTGTCTATGTCTAATATTAGAAGTAAAGAAAGTCGGATTAAGTCTTCAGGAGGATTTGCTGGTGGTCTATTAAAGTACTTGAAGATTGTTAATGAATCATTAAGATTCTTTAATCAACAGGGAAGAAGACCTGGTAGTGCTGCGATTTATTTAGAACCTTGGCACAAAGATATTATGGACTTGTTGGACATCAAAAAAAATACAGGTGCTGAAGAACTAAGAGCAAGAGACTTGTTCACAGCGTTGTGGATTCCTGATAATTTTATGAGGGCGGTTAAGAATAACGAAGAATGGTATTTGTTCTGTCCTAATGATATCCTCAAGGCAGGTATTAAACCGTTACAAGAGTGCTATGGTGAGGAGTATGAAAAAAATTATCAACTTGCAATTGATGCGGGTATTGGTAAAAAGGTGAAGGCTCAGGAGATTTGGAGTAAAGTAATTGAATCTCAAGTTGAAACAGGTGTACCATACTTATGTGCTAAAGATAGTGCAAATAAGAAAACGAACCATCAAAATATTGGTGTGATTAAACAATCTAACCTATGTAATGAAATCTATCAGTATACTGATGAGGAGACAACAGCAATTTGTACTCTGTCTTCTATTGTGTTGAAGAACTTTATTGTTGAAGGTAAATTTGATTATACATTACTAATTCATGAAGTAAGAAAGGCGGTTAGAGCGTTGAACAATGTTATCGATAAAAATAGTTATTCAACTGCAAAAGGATTAAAAGGTGGTCTTGAACAAAGAGCAATTGCTATTGGAGTTCAAGGACTGGCAGATGTTTTTTGTTTAATGGACTATTCTTTCACTTCGGATGAGGCTAAGGACTTGAACAAAAAAATATTTGAAGCGATTTATTTTGCGTCAATTACTGAAAGTAATGATTTGTGTAAGAAAGGAATTAGACACCCTTACGAATTCTTCAAAGGTTCTCCGATGTCAAAAGGTATTTTCCAATTTGATATGTGGGGAGTTAATCCTTCTGATTTGAGTTTAGATTGGGATACATTGAAAAAAGACGTTCAAGAATTTGGAGTTTGTAATTCATTGTTTACCGCTCAGATGCCAGTTGCATCATCTGCTAAGATTACAGGATCGTTCGAGATGACTGAACCTGCTCACTCAGCGTTATTTAATCGAAGAGTTGTTGGTGGGGAAATTTTGATTGTAAATAAGTATTTGATTAATGACTTTGAAAAAATCGGTATTTGGTCTGAGGAATTGAAGAATGAAATTATTTTGAATGAAGGTTCAATTCAAAACATTAACTTCAATCAATATCTCGATGTCGAAGACAAGGGATACAACAAAAAAGTTAAAAGAATTGAACACTTAATTCCTAAATACAAAACAATTTGGGAGATATCACAGAGAGAATTAATTGATATGGCGGCGGACAGAGCACCATTTATTGACCAATCTCAATCAATGAACATCTATATGTCAAACCCTACGTTGTCAAAGATTACATCATCTCACTTCCATTCGTGGGAAAAAGGTTTGAAAACATTGTGTTATTATGTAAGAACTAAGGCGATTTCAACTGGAGCGAAACATTTAGCATTGGATATGTCAAAGGTACAAAAACCAAAACCAAATGTTGAGGTTCCTAAGGTAGATTACAGTAACATGAATTTACCACCAAAACCTGAAGGAATAGAAATTGAATGTTTTGGATGTTCTTCGTAATAAATAATTAATCCCGATATATATCGGGATTTTTTATTTTGGGCTATTTATAAGGAAAAACAAGGGACTTATATTTATCTTTATGGCGAACGGAATTACATATGGTATTAATTTTCCATTCAGAGATTCGAGACGGGGTGATTTTTTAGAACTCACTCAGTTAGAATCTCAACAGGTAAAATCTGATTTAATTCACTTACTTTTAACTAGGAAAGGGAGCAGATATTATTTACCTGAATTTGGAACTAGATTATACGAATTCTTATTTGAACCATTCGATGGTTTGACTTTTGACGCAATTCAATCAGACATTAGAGATGCGGTTCAACAATTTATGCCGAATCTTTTATTGAATCAAATCACAATTACACCAGCGGATCCTATGGAAGAAGTAGATACCATGATAGGGGAAAATATTATTGGTACGAGTGAATCTCCAATTTATAGATTACCGGGGAAAGGTACTTCAGAATATACTGCAAAAATTAGAATAGATTACTCAAATAATAGATCGACTTTTGCTCAAAGTGATTTTGTTATTATTAATATTTAATATAGATGGCGAATCGTAAAATTTCATATACAACTAGAGATTATCAGGGGATAAGAACTGAGTTACTAAATTATGTAAGAACCTATTATCCTGAATTAATACAAGATTTCAATGATGCATCTGTATTCTCAGTATTTTTGGATTTAAATGCCGCAGTTGCTGATAACTTACATTATCACATTGATAGAAGTATTCAAGAAACTGTATTACAATATGCTCAACAGAGGTCTTCAATATATAATATAGCAAGAACCTATGGATTGAAACTTCCTGGTCAAAGACCATCAGTTTCTTTAGTAGATTTTTCAATTACGGTACCTGCCTTTGGAGATAAAGAAGATGAAAGATATCTTGGAATTTTATCTAGAGGGTCACAAGTTTCAGGTGCGGGTATTGTTTTCGAAAACATATACGATGTTGATTTCACATCACCATACAATGCCCAAGGATTTCCTAACAGATTAAAAATACCTAACTTCAATGCAAATAATATTTTGGTAAATTATACTATTACCAAAAGAGAATTAGTTGTTAATGGTATTACTAAAGTTTTCAAAAGGGTTATTACACCAAACGATGTAAAACCATTTTTTGAATTGTTTTTACCTGAAAAAAATGTGTTGGGAATAACTAGTGTGTTACTTAAGAGTGGAACTGATTATACAAACATACCAACAACTGCAGAATTTTTAGGTGCTGCTAATAAATGGTATGAAGTAGATGCTTTGGCCGAAGATAGAGTTTTCATCGAAGACCCTACTAAAGTTTCGGACCAACCAGGTATTAAAGTTGGTAGATATATACAAACTCCGAACAGATTTATTAGTGAGTACACACCTGAAGGTTTCAAAAAGTTAACTTTCGGTGGTGGAACAAATACTGCACAAGATGCTCTTAATCAGTTTACCACATTAGGAACGACGATAGATTTACAGAGATATTCGAACAACATATCTTTAGGATCTGCTTTAACTCCGAACTCAACGTTATTTGTACAATATAGAATCGGAGGTGGTTTAGGTACTAACTTGGGAACGAATGTTATCACTCAGATTGGTACGGTATCATTCTTTGTTAATGGACCATCAGAACTTACCAATTCATCTGTTGTTAATTCTTTAAGATGTAATAACGTTACTGCTGCAATCGGTGGGGCGGGATTACCATCACTCGAAGAAATTAGAAATTATGTGTCCTTCAATTTCTCAGCTCAAAAAAGAGCAGTTACAGTCCAAGACTATGAGTCTATTATCAGAAATATGCCATCAGAATTCGGTGCACCTGCCAAGGTTTCTGTTACTGAGAACAATAACAAAATTTTGATTCAATTATTGTCATATGACACATCAGGAAAGTTAACGAACATTGTGTCTAATACATTAAGACAAAATGTTGCAACATACCTTTCTAATTATCGAATGATGAATGACTACATATCTATCCTTACTGCTGAGGTTATTGATTTGAGTCTCGAAGTTTCTATTGTTTTAACTTCCGCTCAGAATTCGGGTCAAGTTATTGCCGATGTTGTGGATAGGATTGCAACTTATTTCAACCCTCAAGTAAGGGAGTTAGGACAAAATGTTTATTTATCTGAAATTCAAAGTATCGTACAAAATCAAAATGGAGTTTTAACAGTTTCAGGTATTAAGGTTTTCAATAATGTGGGGGGTCAGTATTCATCTGCGGAAACTTCTATGGAATATTCCGATCCTGAGACAAGACAAATTGCGCCTGTAGATTCTACAATTTTTGCGCAACCTTCACAGGTATACCAAATCAGATATCCAAATAAAGACATTAAAGTTTCAGTACAGAACTTTCAGTCTGTTACCTTTACATAATCGATTTATTATCCTGAGTATTGGTTTATAATTTAGAATGTGTGTGTTTTCGATTTTT